ATTCAGCAATTTCATCACGCTCAACGATATACCTACCGACATGATCGCCCGGGCCGGCGACGTACTGGCCCTGGCCATTCGGTGCGCATTGGACGATTTTGCCGTCGGCCATGTGCGCGACGGCGACGTTGCCGACGGCCTCTATCCTAGAGAGCGTCCCGACGGTGGACCCCTGCTGCTGGGGGGCGTTGGTGTTGCCACCAGGGTTGCCGCCGGACCCGTCGCCCTGAGTCGGGCCGCCCGGCGTCGCCGGGCCAGGCTCGACGCCGTCGACGCCCGAGGAGTCCATGTTTTTAATGATGGTGTATGCCGTATTGTAGCGGTTGCGGTATTTGCCGAGGACTGGCTCGGACAGGAGCGCTGCGTGCCAGCGGTCGAGGCTGGCGCCCCCGATCTGGTTGGCTATCCGGAGGGCGCGCCTCGGGGACTGGTGGTAGGCGACGAAGAACATGATCATCGACTGCGTCGCGGCATCCTTGTCGATGCCACACCGGCTCGCCACCTGCACATAGGCCTCTAGATCCTCCGCCATCTGCTTTTGCTGCACCTTGTAGGCTGCGCGGAGAACTGGTTTGACCTGGCCATCCCAGTAGTTGGGGAGGTAGTAGGTGGCCCAGTTGATGGTGTTGGCGTTGACGAGCGACTGCAGCTGGGCCGGGAGTTTGGCGAATTCGGCCGGAAGCTCATTTTTGATACGGTTGAGCAGTCCGTAGGCGCGGGGGCCGAACCATTGGCCAATCCCGATCGTGATCGGGTCCACGTGGTAGATGCCGTCGTAGCGCATGCCAGACTCCACCGTGCCGATCGCCTTGATAGCAACGGCTTTCGCTTTAGCGTCCCACGCCATCGGCGCCCTCGTTTCACATAAAAACCGCCGCCCACGAGATGCGAACCCGTGAGCGGCGGAGTCTATAAAACAACAATGTACTTTACAGTGTACTCCACGTGGCCGAAATGTTCAAGTTCCCGCTCCATCCTTTCCAGGTCTGTAGGTGCTGGTTGGGGTGGATCTGGAACGGGATATCGTCGGTCCCAGACGCGCCCCCGCGAGCGTTGCCGTTGACGGTGGCGCGAGGTGCGGCCCATTCGGGGATCATGCCGAGGTCGGCGCCGGTCGCGATCGACTGGCCCGTGATAATCCCGGAGAGCGAGACGAGACCGCCGGACAGGCGCAGCGTCAGGGGCGTGTCCGAGTGGGAGGCGCCGCCGGAGAGGCCGATCCTGTAGTTTTGCGACACGGGAATCGGTTCATTGCCATATTGGAGGTAATTGCCGGCAAGGGTTGCGAATCGAATGTCGCCGGTGGAGTTGAGGTGGATTTGGCCCTCGGTGAAATATTTCGCGTACCCGAGGCACCAGTATTCGGTACCGACATATTCGGCGCCGTAATTGCCGCAGACCTCCTGCATCGCGGACAAACAGTTCGCGAGCCCGTTCTTCGACTTCGTCAGGATGTGCAAATTGCTCCACGCCCAGACGGCGGAGAAGACGACGATCCTGGCGTTTTTGAACGCTCTTTTGGCGTCGGAGATGCAGGTGACGAGCCCGTTGTAGATGTCGATTTCCTGCATCGCATCATTGCCGCAGTCGGCGACGATAACGTACTTAACGTTGTCGTTCGAGAACGAACCGTCGGCGATGGCACGATTCATCTGCACCTGGAAATTGTCGGCGCCCTGCGCTATACCCGTACCACCCTTGGCGAAGTTCTTCTCTGTGATGCCCATGGCGCGGCACATGAGTGTCGGCCACTTGCCCTCGACCACGTTGGAGGTGCCGACGATGACGGCGCACAGCTCCGGTGCTGCCGCGTTTTTCAGTATATATCTGCTGTCGGACTCTTCCTTCGTGTAGCGGTTGGCAACTTTCAGCCCGAGGTCGTCATAGGCGGATTTCACCTGGCGGGTCGTCTCGGCTTTGGCGCGGCCTTCGGCGTCGGCGATCTTCTGGTCGATCTGTTCGACGATCTTGTGGTCGCCGGCGACGGTATCCTCCGCTTTTTTGATGCGGATCTCCATCGAATTGAATTTCGTGGTATCTTCGGCTGCACGCAGGTCGATTTTGCGCATGTCGCCATTGTAGTCGCCCCGCCAGGTTGGCTTATCGTTGTCGAGGAACTGCGACAGCCCGAGGGCCTCTGTCTTGTCGGTGGAGCTCATTAAATGTCCTTTCGTACTGCGTGAGGTGTCGTGGCCTCCGGGTCAAGGTCCCAGCCGCGCGCTTTCCAGCCGATCTCATCGAGTTGCTTGGCGGTGGCGCCGATATTGTCGGCCTCGATAGCGAACCTCGCGGCGGTGCGGAGATTGCTGTACATGCTGGCGAGCGCCTCCGAGAGCGTCTTGGTGGTGACGCCATCGACGGGATCGGTGACGAAAACTTTCTCGCCCCCTCGGGCGGCGAGCTTTCTATAGAGCTCGTCGATAGCGTATTGTATTTTACGGTCGGTCTCGGCGCGCAGCTGCGCGACCGTTTTATTAACGTTAGCCTCAAGCTCGTTGCATATTTTTATGCACTTGTTGATGGCGTCGACCAAATTTTGACAATTCCTAGCGACGCGCTCAAGCTTTTCGACGTAAGTGATACCGTCACGGAATGTGAACGGCGTCACGTTCGTCAGCGGCGTATCCTGGATTGTGAAAAACGGCACATTTTCTACCGGCATTTGTTACCTCCCCCACCAAGGATACCACAAGCCGAAGGGGTACGTCGCATCAGAGCCGGTATGGGCGTCTCCGGACGAGGCGATCCCCATGAAAAGCGGCTCTAGCTCGGCGACAACCATCTGGTCGACGTTGATCATCGCCTGGCGGTACTCCATGATGAGCGCGGCGCCGGAGGTCATCCTACCCCGCTGGCCCGACCTGGCGTGCGACTCCGCCATATCCGAGTGAGAGGCGTCGGAGGTTGCCTTTTGGCCGTTTTTGCCGGCGGTACGCCCCTCCGACGTCGTGCCGGTCGTCGCGTAGTCCCCCTCCTTGTAGATAGGGCTGCCGGGGTAGGCGTGCTCGCGGCCCGCCGACGTCGACTCGCCGGACGACGTGGACTCGCTAGACGACGTCGACTTCTGGTTGCCGCTGCCGGACTGGTTGGCGTCGGTCCACGTCGTCATATCCACCGCGGAGAGCGGGTCGTACTGCAATTTGGTGCTCTCGTAGATCTGGTTGTAGTAGGGCATGACGAGACGCATTTTCGCGGCAACCTGCTGTCGGAAAATGTCGATCGTCTCGAAGCCTATTTCCCGATAGCAAAAGACTTCGTATAGGGTCTGGTTGAGTTGCTTCCGGTAGGCCTCATCGAAGATCGGATAGGCCTCCACGCCCCAGTCGCCGCCGGTGACGTCGACGACATCCCGGAGTAGCATGGTGAAATCGGCTGCCATTAGACCTCCATCTCGGACGCGACGTCGAGGTTGCCGACGAAGCCCTCGACCATGGCGTCGGTGAGCCGCCAGCTGACGGAGACGTCGAGGCCATATTTTCTGTTGATCTTCTCGCAGGCTTGCTCGCGCTGTGAGAGCGCCATGCCGCGAAAAGCCATCGTCTGCCCGTCCAGAGAATTTGCCTCGTCGGCCACCATGCGCTCTTTTTTGCCCGGGGGCGCCGCCTGGATGCCCAACATCATCATCGCATCATTCCAGATAGCCCTGCGTGCCGCCAGATTCTCGGTGACGACTTGAGGGTGCACCTGGTTGGGGATGGTGACAACTTTCTCGGCGATACTCTCGCCGCCATTGGTTTTGATCGTGTAGATGACCGGCTGCCCCTCCACGAGCTGGCGCTGAAAATTCTGCGCCGTCAGCATCTCCGACGGCTCGACGGCGAGGATGAGGGGATTCCGTGTATTGGCGAGGTTGATGTCGATCGTGCGGTCGATCTCCGACAGTCGCGCCGCGTAGGCGGTCACGACGTCGTTATCCGGCTCGTGCATGTCATTAGCCCAGATGGGCACGCAGTCACGGGATTTGACGTGTCGGTTGATCTTGGAGTTGGCGTTGAGATAGTAGGAGAGCGGGCGGCTGTAGATGTCGCGGTCGCCGCTCGGAGTGCCCGCCAGCGCCGTGAAAATCCGAAAATGCGGATCGAGAGAGAAAACCACGAGCCCGTTCTTGTGGAGGGTCATCTCCACGTACCGCTCGTCGACGGTATCCGGCAGCCCCTCCCATTTGAATCTCGCCATGGCGAGCATCCGGAGAGTGCGCCAGTAGATATTGAAGTTCATGCCCGTGCGGGCCATCGCCTCATTTCTCCTGAAGCGTCCCCGCGCTGTCACCATATCGTAGACATCGTCGGCACCTTTCACAGCTTCACCACCTCGTATGGTCCATTTTCATAGATTTTCATGGTCGGTATTTCCTCAGGGTCCCCCCAGACGGTCGTGCCCGACTCGAAAATGCCACGAATCGTATCGACAAACATTTGGGGGCACCGAGGCGCTTCGATGTGCACGTCCGCGAGCTTCCAGTACGTGAAATGCGTCATAAGGTCGAGGCGATAGGCGGCCATGTCGACGTAGCGATTGCAGGCGTACCCGTACCTCGCGAAAAACTGCGCGACGCGGTGGGCGGCGCCGGAGTTGAGGCCGCGGATCCGCAGCCAGACCGCCCACCCGGACGTGGTCAGCATGAAAGCATCGCCGCCGATCTGGCCCGACGTCGACGGCTGAGTGATCTGCGTATCCTGCACGCGCGCGTTAATACCGGCGATCGTGTTCGCGTAATCGCCCTTGGCGACCATGTCGGCGTAGGCTCGGTTCGTGTCGCGATTGTAGGCTGCGAGATGGTTTTGGGCCTGGTTAATCTGGGATGCGAGTTGATTGGATATGCCGGTGGAGGCCGCTGCCGTTGAGTTGGCGAGTTCGGTCTGTGCGTTCCGGGCATTGGTGTTGATGTTGTTCGATGCGGCTGCGGTCGCGATCGAGGCGCCGCCCTTCAGGGCGCCGCCGATGTTGCCGCTCAGGAGGTTTCCGACGACGCCGAGGCCCGTGTTGGCCATGGATAGCTTCGTCTGGTCCCACGCGGCATCGTTGGTGATCGCCGTCGATTGGGACCTGGCAGCGTTCGACAGGTCCGTCTGGGCGGTACGGGCCGCATTGCCGAGATTGGTGGTGGTCGTAGACGTCGCCATCGCCTGAGAGGCCTGGTCGTAGGCGAGTTGGTTGCCGGCGAGCGCTTTTTGCTGCCCCCACTCGGCGGACTGCCGGGAAAAGGCGATCGAATGCGCCTGGCTGGCCAACGCGGCGATCCCGGCGTTGTTGGTGATGGAAAATGTTGGGAAATTCGTGAAATAGATGCTACAGTCCAGGTAGCTGCCGTCAAGCGCGCCCTTCTGCGCCGGACCATCCTTGAGGTAGTCCTTTACCCAGCACACGATGCGGGGCGACGGCGGTGCGAAATGCCGCAGACAGGCGATCGTCGTGACACCCCCCTTCGGTAGGTACTCGGGGCGGAGTGTCATGGACTGTCCGGAGTAGTTGGTGAGCTCTATCCACACGAAAGGTGAGGTGAAGAGTTTTGAATAGTTTTGCTGCCAGTCGGGGTATGCGAGGGCTCCTGCCACCGACAGCATGCCGTCGGGGAAAAACGTCTGCTGACGCCCCCACATGACGGCACCAGCATGCTGATCACCCTGCTTGCGGGCCCTGACGATCGCGACGTTGTTGAGGTCCATTCCGGGAATGAAATGACTATCTGGGAGCTCGCATTCGTGACTGTAGACGACGTCGAGGAACGGGTGCTGGCCTCCGCTATCACCCCATGGCATGATCTGGATCGATTGGATACCCTGCGCCACCCACGGGTAGAGGCTGCACGACAGCGCGAAAACCTCGAAAGCCGCAATGCTGCGAAAGATGATAATGTCGGCACCGTTCGGCAGCCCCTCAAACCCGGACCCCTTGGCGGTGTCGAGATGCGGGTTTTGCGTATTGCCCGGATTTCCCGTGAAATCGGTGCCGGCGACGACCATGACGCCGCAGTCCTGCAGTGTGGCGAGGTTATATCGCTCAGTCCACTGCACCATGTAGTCGGCGCCGAGGTCGAGACCCTCGGTCTCACGGAGGACGTCATGGTTACGGCCGCGCCACGTGGCAGCCACTGGCAGGTGTCCGCGCTCGACATAGGCAGTGCGCAGCCGGACGTTCCAGCAATAGGTGGTCCATACGTCAAGCTGTAGGGCGAGCTCGATCGTGTCGGGCGCCACCTGCACGATGTCGTTGATGAAATAGTAGTAGACCCTGACGTCGTCGTCTCTCTCGTGGAGGTTGGAAAGCTTTGGGTCGCGCACCCTGACGTAGTTGAATTGCATCGCCTGCGGCCAGGGAATGTCCAACCTCACTGTCTGCTGTTGTGTGAGGGGGGTGAATTTATTGATGGTGAGCGATTTGCCGCCCTTGCGGCGCAAATAAGCGTCGATTTGCTTAAAATTCTGCCATTTGACGATGTTTCGGTATTGGGCGTCGTAGTCGACGCGGGCGAGGAGCACCTCACTGCCGGGGCCCCAGCCTGCCCACTGTGGCATGTCGTCACCTCCTATAGGAACGGCCCCGGGGCGGATCGAAAACCCCGGGGCCGTCGGCGAGAACTCGCTCCAACGCCGGTTGCTCAGGCCGGCGCCTCACTCCGCATTGTCGCCACTTCTAGACGACGTTTACAGTATATTCCCCGTAGTTCTTACCGTCAAGTCCGGCGATTGTGAGCTTCACCACGAAGCCGGCCTCGCCCTTGGCGATCGACACCGCCGTCGCGAAGACATTGACGCCGACCGGATAGACCTGACTCTCGGCGCCATCCTCCGCCAGCAACGCCTTGCGGGAGCGAGTGACTGTGTACTCCTTCGTCGCCTCGGTGAATTTCGCAACCCGACGCCCGAGGATGTCGATCCCCTTTAGCTCGGACTTCGTCGCCGGCCACTCCGGGAAGCTTGGGCCGCCGATGCCGGTAAACTCCGCTTCCAGCTTGGCGCCGTCCGCCTCCGCGGTGACGATGATCGGGCCGAGCTCGCGCGGGCCAATCGACAGGACGCCGGCCTGAGAGACCTGCGTGCGGGAGTCGGTGCCGCGGACCGCCCAGTTGATGTCCGGGTCGGTACCGCCGCCGGTGCAGGTAGCTTCCAACTGGTAGTTGCCGCCGCGCACCATGTCCTGCCCCTGGACCTCTTTCGCTCCCTCGCCGTAGGCTTTGATGGCGGTGATGGCCGTGACGGGATCTTTGGCAATGACGCGCTCGGTTTCGCCGCCGGTCCAAAACATGATCGCCGGCACGAAACGACTACAGGAGATGATTTCGTGGTGGTGCAGGAAAATGTTTTCTTGGCTCGGCTCGGTCGGATCCTGGAAATTGAGGTTTTCCAGGAGGGTGTCGGCGACGACGAAAAAGTCGGAATCGACAAGGATCGCCTGGCACCCGCCCTGCGGGAAATACTCGGCGGGCACCTCGATGATATGGTAGGGCACCTCGGCGTAGGGGACATTGAAGAGCGCTGCCAGCCCCTCGACATCCAGGGCCGCATTCGCCTCCGGCGTGATGAACATCACCAGGTTGTCAGGCTTGGCCGCGATCGGGAAGTGCGCCGCGTTGTAATAAGGGGACCTGAACTTCAGGTTTCCCGCCATGGCGCGCATCTTGCGCAGCGCCAGCCTGACGTCGCGGTCGGCGACGTCCTGTGCCGAAATATCGGGGACGTGCGCGTGGTAGAATCCGCCGCGCCGCTCATACTCGGTGAAAAGCCGCGACATGAGGAGGAATTCATCCCACTTGTCCGACTCGCTCGGGGCGGCCATGATGTCCGAGATGAGCCCGGACATGTCGCCCTCCCCAAGGAAGGCGCTTTTGATGACGGCGCGCTCCACCGACACGGGATAGACATCCATACGATTCTTCTCGTGGAAACTAACGTCGATCGGGACCCGGTGCGTGCCGAAAGCCATCTTTTCACCGAAAGATCGGTTCGGATCGTACGCCTTGGCGCGGATAAGCCCCGTCTGGTATTCCTCGATACCGTTGCCGTATTCGATGAGGCCCCGCTTGAATCGCGCGAGCGGGTTGGTCCACGAGTTGTGGCGGGCGACGATCGTGCCGATCTGCGTCATCAGCGCCGTGTAGATCGGGTTCCATAGCTGACGGTGCTGGTCCAGGTAGCGGACCGTCGTCTCCACGCCGGCCTGCGTCGGCGACGGGATGCGTGCCTTGTAGCCGATGTTGGCGCCGTTGATGGCGACCTGCAGAAGTTCGCCGTTGCTGACGCCGGGCTTCAGGGACGGAATGTTGGGTACGGGCATCTATCAGTCCTCCGCGATTATGTCTTCGAGAGTCAAGGATTCAGGGTCGACGTCGGCAACCGACGTCTCGGGCGCCTCATCGATCGCGGAGTGCTCGACGATCGCGCGTAGCTCCGTACACTGGGCGAGCGCCTCCTCGGCGATCTGCCGCACCTCGGAGATCATCTCCGTCAGGTCGGCGTCAATGGCGTCGGACTCCGCCTCCACGACGTCCGACTCGTCCATCTCCTCGGGAGCCGGCGCCTCGTCCGGCTCGGTTTCACGTGAAACGTCCTCTTCGGGCGTGTCCGCCATGTATGTCCTCCGATCGGTAGTGGGGGATGCCGCCCCCCGGCGCCGGACGGCACCCAGCCACGGGATCAGGGCTGCGGCCGGTCTCACCCGGGGCTCTCCGCGCGCCCATCGCCGGCGCGCACGGGAGGGGCATCATGTGCGCAGTATATCACACCGCCGCCATCTTCGACCAGTCCTTGAGCGTGTAGGTCTCGCGGACGTAGGCGGCGCCGCCCGGCACCATCCTGCAGACACGATTCTCCAGGACGGCGTAGGGGCGCACGTCCTCGTAGCGGACCAGCGGCGCCAGGTCGCCAGACAGGCCCGCCATGACGGCCGTCGAGCCGGTGCCGGCGTCTAGGTAGTATTGTTTGGGTCCGACGAATTTCGCTCTGTCGAACGTGTCACGCCGGGACCATTGGCCCAAGCCTTCGCCGACGTCGGCGCCGCGAGGCGGCTCGCCCCCGAGGAGGATGACCGAGTCCGTGTCGTAGTAGAGGAGTCGATCAAAGTTGGCATTTGCGACGCGCACGAGCTCCCGGCGCCCGTAGGCTGTCACGAATGCCGCCAGGGCGGGGTAGGTGCTGTTAACGTAGCGCTGGCTGATCTTGAAGGGCCTAAGGATCTCGTCGGTGTGAACGAGACTCGGGCCGTCGTCTTCGCGCGAGTCGACCAGATCGTAGCCGAGCCCCTGCTCAACCATGAGCGTCCGCGTCGCAAACTTGCCGTACACCGTGTTTAGGGCCTGTTTGGCGATGAGGCGCATCGCCGGATCCGAGTGAGATTTCATCTCGTACAGAGGCTCGATGTAGGGCGCCAGGTCCCCCGTCGACCCCCCATACTCGAAGCACAAATTCCAGCACCACACATCGAAATCATAATATGTCGTGAGATACTCGTAGTCGACGGACGTGATCCAGCACGACGTGGAGACATCATCATCCCACACTTTCGTACCGCACTCGGTTTTCTGGAAAAAACACGGCACGCCCCAGCCGAGGCGACCCTCACAGACAACGTTCGCGATCCAGAGCCCGTCCATATCCTCCGGCGCCCCCTCGTGATAGTAGGGGCGTCCGACCGGCAGGCGCTCGCCCGCCATGATCGACGGGTAGAGCGAGTTGACGTCCCACGACGATCCGGCGCCCGTCTCGACGAAAGGCTCCGCCTCCGGGCCGAGGTTGCACAGGCCGGGCAGATAGGCGGCGCGGAGCATCTCCGACTCGGGGACGCCCGTCGGCGCCGGGTAGAGTCCGCCGAAATCAGCGACCGCCTCGCGGAGCTTCGCGAACGCACGCGACGCCTGTGTCATTTTCCGTGACGACCAGGCGTCGTCAAAAAGCACGGCGGCGGCGAGCACGTCGAGGTAGACGCGCGGCCACGGGACATCCAGGGCCAGATCCGTCACCCACTGGGGGTGGAGAGTCTCGGCGAGGGCGTCGAAATCCAGCGGCAAGAGGGCCTCGACGCCGCGGATCGACGCCGACCGGCCCGGCGCCACAGGAACATTGAGCGAGAAAAACTGGCCGTCGCCCGTATACAGGCCGGACAGTCGGTTGACAGGGCGCCGATAGTCGGGGGACCACGTGATACCGCGCTCGATATAGTCGGCGACGATGCAGGGGCCGACCAGGTCCATGTCCCACGTGTAGGCGACCTGGTAGGCGGCGAGATCAGCTTCGGCGTCGGCGAACGTTTCACGTGAAACGTAGTTTTCGCCATTGAGGCCCATGAGGTGGACGGAGGCTATCGAGGCGCGCTCGCCGTCGTAGGTGGTCTCCACCCACAGGACGCAGACATCAGATTGCTCCAATTGTCCGACTGATCGCCTTGAAGACATTCTTCGTCCTTCCTCCATTTCGACCCACATTGGGGTTGTTCTCGCCCATTTGGACGCGCGAGAAATCGAGCTTCATGAGCTTGTAGGCGTTGCGGAGATTCTGGGCGAGGGTGGAGTCGCGCCAGAGCACCATGAAGGCCGCCATGCCCTTGCCCTTCTGGGCGATTTTCGCCTCCATTTGCTTGTGGATGCGCTCGCCCTCCTCGCCAAGCTCGGCCGTCATCGACGTGAAAGACCGCCATGCCTTGTCTTGCTGGTATTTGCGCCCCTCCGCCGACAGGAGAAAATCCAAACGTGCCATATGCTTGTCGAAAGCCTTCTTCGACGCGTACTGTTTGACACCCCGGTTGCGGGAGGCGATCGGGTCGGAGTCGACGCCCGGGACGCCAATATAGCGGGGCGCCCGGCCCTTGCGGGTCTCCTTCTCGGTGAACATTTGCTGCAGAGACATGCCGCTCGACGGGTCGACGTAGCGGGCAAACTTGCGCCGCTGGCGGGCGGCGCGCTCGTTCAGGCGTCGCTGGCGGTTTCGGAGGATGTCCATGTCCGTCTTCGAAATGACATCCCCCTTCTGGGTGCCGTAGAACTGGACGCCACGCGACGTGAACACCTGCATCCGGTTAATGAAGGACTTGAGCTCCTTTACCGACATGCCGCGGATGTCGTCCAGCGACGACGGGTCCGGATGATATTCGGTGCCACGCAGATCCACACCCCGTTTCCTCAGGCGATTGAGCTTTTGCATTGCCCGACGCCGAGCCAGCGCCGCATCCCTCTGCCACGAGGCTTTTGTCTTAGCCATGGTCCCATCCTAGTCGAAGCGGGGCGGCCGAAGCCGCCCCGCGCAAGTGATTTACGTTACGGCCGCCGGCGCCTCGCGGGCGTCCGAGCCGGCCTAGCCGACTCCGCCTTCTGACGGGGAGTCGTCCCCAGATAGGTCGCCGAGCGGATCACCAGGTCGGTGCGCACGACGCCGTCGGCGTCCGTCCACTCGTCCAGGACCAGCTGGCCAGAGACCGCGACAAGGTCCCCCTTCCGGGAGGTGTCGGCGACCGCCTCGGCGACGGCGCCCCACACGGAGGCGACCACCCAGAGGGTCGGGCCGGCGTCCACCCACTCATCCGTCTGCGGGTCGTGCTTGCGGGGCGTGTGGGCGATCGAGAGATTGGCGACGGCCAGGCCGTCATTCGTGTAGCGGACCTCCGGCACGGCGCCGAGGAAGCCCTGGATCGTAATGTTAGCGGATGTCACGAGTATTCTCCTTAGAATTGATGAGTGACGGCGAAACGCGCGATCGCGAAGCCGGTGCGACCGTCGACGGACAACCGACGGACGACAATCCCGCCACGGCGCCGCGCCTCGGCGACGGCCACGGGAGGGAGATTCGGATGACGCCGATCCAGGATGACGATCCGGCGCCGAGAGGCGGGGACGACTCGATAGACCGACGGCGGGAGGGCGACAGCCAGCTGGGCCAGCGACGCGTCGCAGACGTAGACGCCGGGACGCCGGCGGCGGAAACGGAAACGGTCAAGAATGGACGACATACGGCAGACTATCGTCCTCGTCATAGGCCAATCCCTCACCCTTGACTGCGGC